CGCGATGTTGTTCATGACGACATGTCGTATAGGGTTTGCACGCTAATTGATAGCAACCTTTTCTCCGGCTCCACAGAACAGCTTAGAAATAATTTAGGCGGATATTTTACGGTTGACAGAACTGATGAAGAAAATGTAGATATTGATTTTAGATTATTTTACGCTGACTCGCCGATGAATAAAAATCTATATTTGGCTCAATCTTTTACACTGATTGATCTCCACGGCAGCGGCGAGACAACTATAGCGATCCCAGAAAGCGCACAAAACACAGACACGATAATTCCAAATAAACATTTTGTGTGCACCGTCGACGGGAACCCCAACCACATCACAGATGACAAAATGTGGAAGATTGTTTGGACGGGAGGCACTATTGATGACGTAACGTATTCTCCGATTTATAATGCAGGAACTTACAACACCTTCTACACTACAGTCAAGAAACCTTATCCAAAAATAGCCAGCAGAAAACTCAGTAACCCAGAAGCCGTTAAAGATTACGTGGAAATATCATACGACTATCTTCACTATAGGGAAGATTATCAAAACTATGTTAATGACATGGAATCTGAAATGCTCATTCCCAATTGGTATATTTTAAAATGGGCAGGGATCAACGCAACAGCTTCTAGCGATCTGCGAACAGAAATTTATAATTATATTTCATATAATGGGGCCATCGAAGATCCGTGGTCATTTTTCGCGACCCCGCCAGAAACATCAAGCGCCGCCGATTTTGTGGGCCAATATCTAGATATGGCCTCCGACGGGCCCACACACAACTCTTCAACTCGAGATTATGTTAACACGAGATTAAAAAATATCATCTTTAATGATAATAGTTTTGAGGATTATCTTGAATATAGTGAGTCCATCATGCCGGCAATGAAGCTTTGGGAGGAAGGGGATCCTCCTTCCGAAAGCATGCCGTATTATATTAAAATAAACTTCAACACAGAGCCGGAAGCCGAACTCCTTGGGAATATTGCAAAGCGCCACGACTTCGACACCAGGCTTATGAGGCTTTTGAAAACGACATTTTTAAATCAACTCCCCGAGCAGATTACGCCATCGGAAATTTCACTACAAAGGTATATACAGGAGCTTTCATCATCAGCGCACATGGATGCAAATACAGAATTAAAAACTCTTGAAAATGTAAAATATAAAAGTATTAGCCTGGCTGATCTGCTTCTATATTCGCATGCTAAAATTAAGTGTGAAATAACTGACTTTACCATTTTGGATTCAAAAAATGTCGAAACAGATAGCACCTATGATACTGAAGGCATATATCGCTCAATCAACGTCGGCAATACTTTGGGAGTCTTAGACGGCCTAATTGAGGAATGGACTTCCGGCAGCACCGCGTTTGGGGGCTTCGGAACAATGGATATGACTTCTCTTCTGAATGTGGAGTCCGTGGCCCACGAGGGGCACTTAAGCGATCGCCTGAATGACGCAATGCAGCCAAAATATAACGAGACCATTGCCTATAGAGTTGAAAAAATTGGAAGCATGAATGGAACAGAAGAAGTAATGCAGAATTTTTGGTTTTACAATTCGGACAAAATGGCCTCGAATTTTGACTTCTTTGATACTCAGGTGAAATATGATAAGGATTACACCTATAGAGTGTACGCGTATGTTGTTGTTTACGGGCTAAAATATAAGTATTCAAATTTGCAGCTAAGCCGTGTGATCGGTACCGCTGCTCGCACTCCCGATTTTACTGGCATTTCAACAGGCGAAATAGGAGCAAAAGAGTCAGAAAACTTTTGCATAGAATACTACGATCCGGCAACAGATGAAGCAGTATCAGATCTGCTTACGGCCGGCCGAGCAACGTATGACCGAGCCCTTGGCGACCCCGGCTGGACACAGATAAGCTCCTTGGCTACCGACGCACAGAGAATCGCAGTCTCAAGATTTGATCCCGGCAAGGCGCCTTACTTGGCGAATTTCCTGGTTACAGTTGAACCAGATGTGCAAATTGTGGAAGTGCCAATGTTCGAAAAGACACTAAGAGTGCAAGACAACCCGCCCAATCGATTGAACATTCTGCCTTCATATGCGCAAGACAACACCAATCAATTGGCTTTCATGGCGTCATACGAATCATTTGCAGCAGCTCCATACCCAAACGTGGTAAGCGCTCAGGACAAAATTAACCGCGATGACTATTTGCATGCAAAAGACCTGCTCCTTGCCACAGAACTTGCAGACATGGAGAGTGTATCAAGACAAACAACGATCGAGATTTATCGAATCGAAACCAAGCCAGAATCGTTTGAGGATTTTGATGGCGCACTCTTAAGAACAGTTGATCTAACAGACGACACCGGCGATTCTTCATACACAGATATAATATTTTATGATCAGGTCGCACCCAATAGAAAGTACTATTACCTTTTCAGGGCCCTCAACGACCTAAATATGCCGGGATATGTTGATGAAATAATGGAAGCAGAATTGATTGATGATGGCGGCTATAAATATGCGCTTTTTGATACGATGTTTAAGGAAGATTTGGAGATTAACCCATTTTTGCAAACAACCACGACCGCCAAAAAGGTGCTTCAAATTTCGCCCGCACTGCAGCAGATTGCGCTCGACACAGATGATGTGGACTTTCAAGACAAGGCGATCGATCAGATAGATCATGTAAAGGTTGGAAGTGCCGAGGATTTGCTGTGGGACAAAACTTTCAAAATTCGCCTAACTTCCAAAAAAACAAATAAGCAAATCGATTTGAATATTACCTATAATCAAACCGTGGACAAGTCGGGATAGGGCCCAGTTCTAATAAGTATGCTTAGTTGGGGCGAATAAAAAAAACAGACACTATTTATGAAAGAGAGGAAATTAAATGGCTTTTTTAGATAATTCTGGCGACATTATTCTAGATGCCGTTCTTACCGACGTCGGAAGACGAAGAATGGCTCAAGGAAACTTTAAGATTACCAAATTCGCTTTAGGTGACGACGAAGTTGATTATGGAACATACAATAGGGATCACCCCTCCGGCTCTGCGTACGCCGACCTGGAAATCCTACAGACGCCAGTGCTAGAAGCATTTACGCAAGTTAATGCGACCATTAACTATGGGCTCATGTCATACACTAGAAATGACTTGCTATATCTTCCAACGATCGCAGTTAACAGCAAGATGACCGACAATGTCGCGTTTAGCGGCAGCCAGGGCGTCATTTACCTTGCAGATGATTCAAAATACGATACAAACCAGGTGGTTACGGGAGACTTGTTGGTGGACTCCACCCGCGCTGGCCAAACAACTGTTTTGCGCTCCGGAAGAACTAATGAGCGATATGTTTTGGTGGAAACTGGTATCAATAATTCAGAAATTCCATCAACGGCCGCCAACCAATCATCCTACATTACCAACGTTGGTTTAAATGATCGTCAATTTATGGTAGGATATGATTCGAGATTCGTTAGCAGAGTCTTGGGCCCTCGACCGGGTAGTAACTTTAGCAATGCAAATAGCCAAAAATCAGCACAGCTCTCCGTAAGCTTGTTACCGGCTCAGGGAGCTGCAGCCGCAAGAAGTATCATGAATTACGGCGAAGTCCCAGTGCTGGGCATTTTGAGTGGCTTGGTGAGACCCACAAGCGGCCCGGATACCTCAACGAACTTTTCCAATATTGCCGGCGCAAGAGGTGCTCTTACGGCTTTAAACTTCACAATACGCGACGATATATCAACAACTGATTATGAGAAATATGGACGAGTAAATCAGAACATTTTCTCTGACGGCAAGTTGTTCGACTACATCGATACTATCGTATATGTCAAGGGAATCTCGACTAACATAACACTGCAGATCCCCATCAGGATAACCAGAGTAGTAAGTACTTCATAAAATAGAAAGACAGGAATGGAGATATTGAATGGCTATATCATATGAACCCTTAAACCAGAACACAGATGTAACAACGACCCGAACAATGTTACATGAGATTATCCCGCTTACAGGGACAATCATCTCAGGAACATACGGCACTTTTCCAAATGAGGAAAATATTAAGAATTTCACTCATGGAATGTTTCAGTCTGTTTACGACTATCCTTACCTGAGTTCTTCTGCGAATCATATTTTTGATATCACCGTTGGTTATGACGAGAGTTCAGAGATCTCCGCATCCACCAACACGCAGAACAGCAAGAAGATTAATCTTTATAACCAGTTTTCACAGATTCTTCTCGGCTATGATGCCGAAACAGGCGCCGTGGAGATTTTTGAGAGTGATCTAGACATCACAGACGACACGTCCACAGAGCAAATGAAGAATTGCTTCTTCTTATCTTTGTCGCGATTGCTGACCAAAGATGAGGTTAAGAGAGGCTCCTTTTCATTAGAGCTTGGCCGCGGCCCCTGGACGTCATCTATGACTTCTCGAATCACTCTGCAGGATCTCCGAGCTAACGAAGATGGTTCCCAGGTTGGCTCTTCAATTGGTGGCGATTATGGCGTGCTTTATGACACCACCGCATCCGCCACAGCCGCGACAAACACTTCCAGTTATGGTGTCATCTTCTATCAAGCTGGAATTGTCGCTCTCTCCTCATCAATTTGGGACGAGAGAGTAACCGGCTCAAATGATTTCGCATCCGGCGCCGCCACCCAGACAGGTTCAACTGCTGGTACTGGCCCTGCACGCACCGCGCTCGAAGCAATTGCGACGTCATCCATCTCCGGCACATGCGACGCGATCAGACACAGAGTGTATAACCTATCATTCAACAACACTACAGAGATTAACTCTACAATTTACTTCTGCCGCGCGCCGGTTAACAAGTTTAACTATAGCGCCAACCCGACATATGTCAGCTCGAGCAAAATTAGAGTTAAGTCGGTTGCTTCCGACATGCCTGTCGCTTACGTCACGACAATTGGCCTATACAACGTAAACAACGAACTATTGGCGACCGCAAAGTTGTCCGAGCCGCTCAAGAAGGATCCGAACAACGAGCTTACTCTTAGAGTTAGACTGGATTACTAGCCATGGCCCTGCGCAAATTTGGGCCAAATGATATTGTCCTAAATACGATGCGGACATATCCGCATGTTGAATACCTGATATACGATGGAAACGTATATTATAACAACAGCCCTTACCATTCCGGCGCGTTTTTATCCAACATCTTAGATGTGACCGGCGGCGCCGTTAGCCTGTATGAGTACAACATCGACCGGCCAACGACAGATGGTCTCGATCCGATAACTGGAGAGACCCGCATGGTTGGCCCGGTTGTGGATCGTGGTAAAATCACGCCTTGGATTTTTAAGGGCTCTGCTCGTAGCTCATTTAAGTCGACGGCAGTTTTTGATGCCGGCACCGTTTTTGTAAATGAGTTTGCTCATGGCGACGTATTGACCGGCTCTTATCCTCTGGGCGGCCGCATTGATCGTGAGATTATGTGGGTTCCAGGAGAGAGAAAGACAGAAGTTGACTTTTCCCGATTTGCGCGCAGTGCCGAAGTGTGGGAAGAAATGAAAGGCGCCGGCGCAACCTGCGTTGGTTGTCCAACATACGAGGGCGCCCCAGTCTATCCACACTTCTATGCGCTCAAGAATCGCCTCAACTATTATGGCTATATGAGCGAGCACTACAGGGTGTCCTCTAGCTATGAAGACGGCTGGAACAAGGCCACGGATACTCTGAATTTGGTATCAATTCCGGCTATTATGTATGGCTCGACAATCAAAAAGGGCACCGTGTCTTTGCGTTATTATTACACGGGATCTTTGCTGGCCGAACTTAAGGACTCGAAAGAAAACGGAGAGCTAATTGAAACCATAGGAGCAGATGCAGGAAAAGTGGGAGGCGTCGTTCTTTACGACGAGGGCTTGCTTGTCCTAACGGGAAGCTGGAGAATTCCAGGAACACCCAGCTTGTTTGTGGGGGCCTCCGGCTCCACACCCGGATTCACAGATTTCCCTAGATGGATTTACTTCGCCGCAGGAGCCTATGATGGAAACAATGCATCCACAAACGGCGATAGTTTTGCGCACAACATGTTTGGAATAAGCTTTGAAGGGCAAACCGATGTGCAAGTTTACACGATGTTTGCCAATGCCCGCCGCGGCAAAGCCAACTATTCAAATAATCCCACCTTCTTGGAGTTTAACCAAGCAGCGGTGCAGCAGTCTGGATCTGCAATATATGCAGAAAACCCGAATAGAAAGATTAAGAATACGGTAAGCTCCAGCTACTCAGGTCACAGCGCCTCGTTCAAGAAGCAAGTGTTTATCTCTCGTGTTGGGATATATGACGAAAGCAAGAACCTGATCGGGATTGCTACATTGGCCGATCCTGTGTTAAAAGAAGAAGATCAAGACTATACCTTTAAAATAAAACTTGATATATGATATGATAAAATCATGATTTTGGGAATAGACATTTCAACTAGCATCACTGGCTTTGCTATTGTAGGCGACGACCAGCTGTTGCATTATAGTGCTTGCGACCTACGAAAGCACAAGGGTACCTTCACGAAAGCGGAGGTGATCAAAGAGTGCATTGAGGAGCTGTTTGAAATGTATCAGCTTGATAATGATCATTTTGTGGGAGAGTCAAAATATCCGATAGAGAAAATCTACATTGAGCAACCTCTCCACATGTTTATGAAAGGCAAGTCTTCCGCAAAGACATTATCAACCTTAATGACATTTAACGGCATTGTGTCGTGGCTAGTTTATGAAATGTTCGAGATTGAGCCAGAATACGTTTCTGCTGCGTCCGCAAGGAAGAAGGCGGGCATCAGTGTGAAACGAGGACAAAAAGCCAAGGAAGTGGTGATAGAGCACCTTCTAGAGCATGAACCAGCCTTCAAGATTGAGTATACCAAGCACGGAAACCCGGTGGCAGGCTCATATGACAAAGCAGATGCGATTGTAATAGCAAAAGCAGGATATAAAATAGAGGAGCAAAAAGAACACAACGCCTAATATATAATGTATGGGCGCTGAAGATGTTCCGGACAAAACAGAATTTAATGTAGGGGATATCGTACAAGAATCTTTGTCGATTGTTCCGCCCGATCGGAAAGTGTGGACAGGGATTGTTGTTCATATTGAAAAAAATAGATATCAATTGTTCTCGCCTCAAGGCCCTTTTGAGGACAGGATATATGTTCACTGGCTCCAGCCCGGATATATTGAATCTTTGCCGGCTTCTGTTCTCGAGATAATTCAAAAAGTAGAAATAAAAGTTTGACAATTCCACGTCATGTGGATATAATAGCAAGAGTTAGTTTCATTAATAAAAAAAGGAGAAACAATGAAGGTACAGAATGGACACAATGTTCATGTGCACTATAGGGGCACATTGGACGACGGCACCGAGTTTGATAATTCCAAGGTTCGAGGTAATACCTTGGGTTTTCAAGTTGGTTCCGGCAAGATGATTAGGGGTTTTGACAATGCTCTTTTGGGCATGTCTGTAGGAGATTCAAAGAAGGTCGCACTGACCCCAGGCGATGCATATGGAGATAGGGATCCGGATGCTTTTCAGACTATCCCAAAGCTAGCATTTGGAGAAGATTTCGTATTTAAGCTAGGAGAAACAGTGCAGGGCAATGGTCCCCGCGGCCCATTTTTGGCCAAGATTCACGATGTCCGCGATTCTGATGTGGTGCTGGACTTCAACCATCCTCTCGCCGGCGAGAATCTTACCTTTGAGATTGAACTGGTTTCGATCGACGGCGCCACCACCGCAGCTGCAGCCGCCCCCGCGGCCACAGCAACAGCTGCTTCTGCGTGGAACAAGTCAATGAAGAAGGCAGAGCTTCTTGAGGTTGCCAAGCAGCAAGGCCTTGACGTCAACACTCGCACAACCAAGGCACAATTGATTTCTGCGCTCGAGAGTGCTGCATAATTAATAATATTATCGAAATCAAATAATTCAAATGCCCCCCTTTTGGGGGGTTTTTCTTGACTTTGATATTCAATCGTGTTACAATGTGCTTGAGGGCATATGAACAAGAAAGAAGCACTAAAGATCTTAAATGAAACGATTGGAAACTACCGCCAAACCAGCAAGAACGAGCATTATTTCAAATGTCCGGCGTGCAATCACCGCAAGCATAAGCTCGCTGTTAATCTGGATAAAAATGCTTTTCATTGTTGGATTTGTGATTATCGCGGTCGTAATCTTCGTCGGCTTGTTAGACGTTTTGGTACGTATAGCCAATTACAGAAATGGGACTCGATTACAGACCGTACCGATCTTGAAAGATTCGCTGATCTATTTGTGGAACGATGCGGTGGAGAAGACAAGACAAAAGTGGAACTCCCAGAAGAGTTCGTAAGCTTATGTTCCGATGATGTTCCAGCAACCGGCAGATATGCATTGCGCTACCTTGAAAACCGAGGCGTATCTAAGGCCGATATTCTTAAATGGAAAATCGGCTTTTGTTTTAGCGGCGAATACCGCAACAGAGTCATCATTCCGTCGTTTGACGATGACGGCGATTGTAGCTACTTTATTGCTCGATCCTATACGGGGGACTCGTATAAGTATAAAAACCCGAGAGCGTCAAAAGACATAGTCTTTAATGAGCTATTTATTGACTGGAACAAAGACCTTGTTTTGGTCGAAGGGGCTTTTGATGCATTGGTCGCAGGAAATGCTGTTCCCATTTTGGGCTCAACACTTAGAACGAACTCCGATCTCGTCCGCAAAATTGTTTTCAACGACACGCCGGTCTACGTGGCCCTCGATCCAGACGCGGCCACAAAAGAACGCAGGATCATTAAGATGCTTTTGGAGTACGATATCGAGCTTTATAAGATCGATGTTTCCGGATACGAAGACGTAGGATCAATGCCGAAAGAAGTGTTTGAGGCAAGAAAAAATAATGCATCCTTTATCGATAGAGATAGCTATTTATTGGTAGATTTACTATCGGCAGTATAAATGAATATCACAGAATCCAAACTTCAGCAGATTATCTTAGAGGAAGTTCGCCTTCGACTGCTTAACGAGATACTAGAAGAAGAGATCTTCGGTGTTTTGTTTGAGGGCGATGAGGATGATGTTATCGAGCAGTGGAAAACTAGCGAATCATTCCGCGAAAAAGTCAAGAACGCCTTAAGGAATTTTGATGAACTACCGTCATTAAAGAAGAAGACTGTTATTATGATCCTCGGTGCTCTCGGTGCTTTCGGCACACAATTGGCAGGAGAGTTCGCACACGATGCACAAAAAGGGGAGATTAAATCGCAACTCGCTCAGCAGAAAAAAGATATAGAAGACGAATACTTTGGTAGCATGGAAGACGTGAGACACTTTAGAGATGCCGCCACCGCTGAGGGCATCATAATTGACGTAGACGATGCCGAAGGGATTGAAGGCGCAAAGAAAAAGTTTCTTGCAAAAGGAGCGGAGGTTGCCCCGATTATTGCCGATAACGCAATCGCCCTGAGAACAGGCACAAATCACTTCGTTTACACACCCGCAGACTCAATTGCAGATGATGAGATGCTGCCTTTTGTTGGAATGACAAAGGCGTCGTGGGAACAACTAGTTCGACATTGGCTTACCGACAGAGAAGGCCGAAAGAGGTTGGAGAAATTCACAGGCACTTCCGGCAAAACACAGGCAACGTTCTGGGCATATGCATCAGACAATCAGTTGTTTTCGCTAGCTGATGATGGAGGTGAATACATGTGGTTGCCACCAGAGTGGTCGGTTGCTTATGACGTTATTCAAAAAAACAAAGCCCGAGCAGGGAACCAGCCATCACCAGAAAGTGAACTAAACCTTTCACCAGATTCAGGCGTTGGAGTTTGGAAAGAAAGTTTAGAAAAATACTTGACATTGCTAGCCTGAAAAGATATACTTAATATATAAGGAGCGGCTATGTCTAGCTTTAAGAACGTTATTTCGACCATTCTCGACAAAAAGGTACTTGGTAACGTAACAATAATGCAAGCGGGTATTTTGACCTTTATGTTCGTTGGATTTGTGGCGGTTGTAAATGTACTGAGCTACGCCGCTGCTTGCACAATAGCAGGATAAGAATTTGGTGGCCCCTGTCGGCGGCACATTTGTTGTTGATGGGGGCACACGTTTATAGGGAGAACGCTTGAGTTACAAGATCGCACATATTAGCGACACACACATTAAAAATTTAAAATATCATTATGAATATCGAGTTGTCTTTGAGCAGTTATACGAGAAGCTGCGAGAAGAAGAAGTCGACTATATTGTCCACACGGGAGATCTCGCCCACACGAAAACGCAGTTATCTCCGGAATTTTTTGAGATGGCGTCAGACTTTCTAAGAAACCTGGCGGATATTGCGCCGACGTATTGTCTGCTTGGTAACCACGATGGAAATTTAAAAAATAGTAGTCGTCAAGATGCTTTAACTCCAATTGTTATGGCGTTAGAACATCCGAATCTTCATTTGCTTAAAGATGCAGGTGAGACCAACATCAATGATGAGGTGTGCCTGAACGTGCTATCGGTGTTTGATCGAGAAAACTGGATCAAGCCAACAAACACAGACAAGATCAACATCGCCCTATATCACGGCTCTATCAGCAACTGCAAGACAGACGTTGGCTGGGTGATGCTCAATGGCGAAGACACAATGGAGATCTTCGACGGATTTGATTTTGCGATGCTTGGCGATATCCATCGCCGCCAGATCCTTGACGATGCTGGTCGCATTTGGTATGCCGGCAGTACCGTTCAGCAAAATCACGGAGAGACGAACGACAAGGGCATCCTCATTTGGGATATTCAGTCAAAGGACGAGTGGGATGTCGAGCCAGTCGTATTTAAGAACCCGAAGCCGTTTATCACTTTGGAGCTTACGCCAAAGGGTCGTATGCCCAAGGGAGCAAAGGTCACAAAGGGTGCTCGCCTCCGCCTCGTAAGTAACAACAACCTGCCGCTCAATGTAATGAAGCGAGCAATGGATATCGCAAAACACCGCTTTAAGCCAGAAGTTGTGACGTTCTTGAATCGTGCGGCTGGTGAACGCGGTGATGTAAGCGAGATCACAGACACATTAAAGACAGAGAACCTTCGAGATATCAATATTCAAGAAGAACTAATCGATGAATATCTAAAAGATTATCAGGTCGACTCCTCAACACTTGAGAGAGTTTATGATTTAAACCGCAAATATAAAAAGCAAGTTGAAGACAGCGAAGAAGTATCAAGAAATGTAAATTGGAAACTCACGAACTTTGAGTTTGATAATTTGTTTAATTACGGAGAAGGGAACAATGTATCATTTGAGAACCTTAATGGAATTATCGGCATTTTTGGAAAGAACTATTCTGGGAAGAGCAGTATTATTGATGGCGTGCTTTGGACTCTTTTTAATACAACCTCGAAAAATGAAAGGAAGAATCTCAACGTTATTAACCAGAATAAGGAATCGTGCCGAGGAAAAGTAACAATCGATGTTGGGCACAAAACCTACACAATCGAGCGAACCGCCACAAAATATATCAAACGACTCAAAGGCGAGGAAACAGAAGAAGCAAAGACAGACCTGAACTTTGAAGTATACAATCAAGTCACAGACGAGACACTATCATTAAACGGGCTCAGTCGCCCGCTGACGGACGCAAACATCCGCAAGCACTTTGGCACCATTGACGACTTCTTGGTGTCTTCAATGGCGTCTCAACACGGGGCATTGGCGTTTATTGACGAGGGCTCAACAAGACGCAAGGAGATCATCGCCAAGTTCCTGGATCTTGAAGTGTTTGAGCGAAAGTTTAAGTTGGCGAAAGACGACTCCACCGATCTTAAGGGTGCTTTGAGGCGACTGGAAGCCCGCAATTACGACGAAGAAATTGGTGACGCGTCAGCACAATTGGAAGATAAGCGACAAGAGCTTGAAGATCACAAGATTGATTGTGAAGAGTTGCAAGAAGAAATCGAGCAAATAACAAAAACTTGTGAGGAATTGCGAAACAGCATTGACGCAATCCCCGAGGATGTTATCAATGTTGTCGACACAAAGCGAGAAATCAGAAACAGAGAGAATCAGGTTGCATCGTTGGAGAGCGACAACAAGCAGCACAATGTTGACCTAAGTGTTAAACGCGGTTTAGCCGAGAAAATAGAAGAATATTTAAGCAAGATTAACGTTGATGCATTAACAGAACAGATCGAAACAATCAACACAGCGAGAGAACAGAAAGAAGCACAAGCCAACATGTTGGCTGATCTAACACAACAGATCGAAGATATTGAACGCAAATCGCACCTTCTTGATGGGATCCCGTGTGGCACCGATTTTCCGCAGTGCAAGTTTATTCGCGATGCAAATGTGGCTGTCGCCAATCTTCCTCACGTTGAGAGTGAAAAAGAAGAAGCACGAACTAGCGTCGACGAGCTTGAAGAAAAGCTAAAAAGCTTAAAGCCAGATTTTGTTGAAGATCAGCTTGATAAATATAACAAGATTATTGATAAGCGAACAGCAATCACAAATGATATCGCAGATCTGAATCTATCAATTGAAAGAAATCAGGCCTCAATTGATCGCTTGGGTTATGAGCTAAAAGATCTCGAGATCAAAAAGAAGCAATACGAAGAGAACAAAGAAGTCATTGAAAACTTCGAAGAATATACGACTGAACTTGATGCTTGTGCCGCCAAGCTTGAGAAAGCAGAGGCACAATATGCTGTTTGTCAAACAGAAACATTAGAATTATATAAAAGTGTCGGCTCTCTTGAACAAAAGGTCGAGAGCATAGAAACACAGAAACAAGAATACATTGATTTACAGGAGGAATATTCAGCTTATGATCTTTATATGCGATGTATGCACTCGAGTGGGATATCTTATGATGTTGTTAAGCGAAAGTTGCCAATCATTAATCAAGAGATTGCGAAAGTTCTCGCAAACATTGTTGAGTTCGAAATTTTCTTCGAAGATAGTGGAAAAAAGTTCGACATCTTCATCAAACACCCCAGACATGACCCTCGCCCAATTGAGATGGCATCAGGAGCAGAAAAATCTTTGGCTGCCATAGCTATTCGGCTAGCATTGCTTGGCGTGTCTTCGTTGCCAAAGTCATCAATATTTTGCTTAGATGAGCCAGGGACGGCATTAGATCAAGACAACATGGAGGGATTCGTGAGAATTCTAGAGATAATCAAGGTGTATTTCCCGGCTGTCTTGCTGATCTCTCATTTAGATTCCCTAAAGGATTGTGTTGATACGCAAATAGAGATTGATAAGGCAAAAGGTTATGCAAGAGTAAATCAGTGATTTAAAGAAGAGCAATAAGATTATTTAATAACTATTTATTGCTAAATAGGAGACACTCAATGTCAGACGAAAACGATAACAATGAATTTGGGTTTTTACCAGAAGCCGTTCCGCCACCCGCCTTCAACCAGGAGAAGGATAGCTACCACGAAGAAGTGGAAGCTGCTGACTTCGGAATGGTCGAAGACTTTGGGTTGCAAATGGAATACTCCGACGAGGATCTCCTCCCCGAGAACACAGCAGCATCATCTATCAATGTTGGGTTCGTCGGCATAGGCGGCGGCGGTGGCAAGATGGCTAATGCTTTCATCGAGCTTGGCTTCAACAAGGCACTGCTCGTCAACACGACAGGCAAAGACATCCCGAAGAACGTTGAAGAAGATCACGTCGTTCTTATCCCCGATAGCGACGGCATCGGCAAGAACGTAGATTACGGCAAAGAGGTTCTATCACAGAATGGGGCGATTGTCGAAGATGCCCTCCGCATTAAGCTGGGCAAGGTCGATTGGCTGTTTGTCTTTGCAGGCGGCGGTGGCGGCACAGGAAGCTCTGCGACAGCATTGCACGGCACATTCGAGCGATATATGAAGTCGGTGCAAGCATCAGGCAAGGTTGTGTATGTAGTGTCTTGGCCGACAGCACAAGAGAACCTTAACCCCACAATCGCCCGCAATGCCCTCACACTCGTTAATGATGTCGCCAAGCACCCGCACATCGTGTTGGATAACGAGCGAGCCACACGGCTCCTCAGAGGTCGCATAGGCATGCTTGGGATGTATCCTGTCGCTAACACGCAATTTGCCAAGTCATTTGCTCAAATCCTAAAACTATCCACAGAGGACTCGCCGATTCAATCCTTTGATTCAAAGGATCTGGAAACATGCTTGGGCAATAATGGCCGAGCATTTATCGGCTCTACAATGATTAAGGATCCGAACACAGGCAAGCTTGGGTCGGTGATTCTGCACAACACGATGAACCGCAGCCCTTGCCCATCACCCAAAGGAAAGGCACAAGCAGGTGCACTAGTGCTGGTGGTTTCGGAAGAGATGGTGGCTGACCCGAAGGTCAGCAAGAATATTGAGTCGGCAATCGCTTATGTCGGCGGCCGATGCGAGACATTGTTCTCTGGCGTTTACGTCCGAAAGAATGTGCCTGGGTTGATTGCGATACTAAGCATGAATGGATTAGCAACATAGGAGATCCATAATGAAAATCAACAAATCACAACTCAAACAGATTATTAAGGAAGAGATGAGTAGTATGACTGGGCCCCACCGCAATTGGAGACATATATATACAAGCGATATTCAGCCGCGAGTAAAGGAAGCAGTCCAGCAGATAATAGACAGCATTCCAGAAGAGATCAAAGAAGAGATGTTGAGGAGCTTAAATGATGGGGCTGCGTACGGCGGCCACGGCTATTATGCCTCAAACGCTGACGAGGCATTGAGAAAACTTATTTCTCAAGATATTGGAGAGCCAATTGCTCAACCACAATGGACCCCAGACAACAAACGCATTCGTCGGTGATATGCTGCCCCCCGCGCACAAGAAAGCAACATGAGAGATTACAAAAATATAAACAAAAATTAGGTACTACTTACTATAATGAGTAATCATCGATATAATCCGGGGATAGGAAATGTTGGTTCGTATCAGACCTCGGCGCGCCCTTATCTAACTGCGTCTTTGACGGTACCATCATCATCTGCAACCCCTTATGAGGTATCGTTTGGGAGTGTGTCTCGGTTTGTGATTATCACCAACACACTTGATGGTGGCGCCACCAATGTTCCAATGCGTTTTGGATTTTCCGCCAATGGAGTTAAGGGCACTGAAAACAACAACTATGGAGTTCTCAATAATGGAGAGACCTTTGAGGCAGAATTCAAGGTTTCAAGAGTATATTTGTTGAGCGACTCAGCAACAAGTGAAGCTTCAGCGTCGGTTATTGCCGGGCTAACTGGTATTGGCGGGTATCACTTATCGGGTAACTGGTCGGGTTCGGCAGGAGTAGGATAATGGGATTTTCTGATTTAAATGATGGCTCTGGTGGCCCCCGGTAGTTCTGGTTATGGTCCGGTCCCAACTACATTCACTAGACACTTGGACACCGATGGGGATGGAACTGGAACGAAAAATGCTATTGGTGATTATTCAAGCAGCGAAGAAATCTTTTATATCCAACCCTCTTCAACACAAGTGTTTCGTATCACAAGAATGATGGTTTTGGTTCGAGGAGACAAAAGTTCTTTTTACACAGATTCTTATGGGTCTCGCACAGCATTGACCAATGGTATTGTAGTTAGAACACAAGACGACTCAGGCACATTAATCAACTTAACCGATGATGTTCCGGTCAAAACAAACGGCAACTGGGGCAGATTCTGTTATGATAGCGAAATATACGCCGCCAGTACAGGAAATACCGACACTTACTTGAGAGTTCGTTGGACTTTTGAGAAAAGCGGCTATCCACTTCGTCTGGATGGTTCAAACAACGAAAGATTAGAAGTCGTCTTGAACGATGATTTTTCATTGGACTCGGGCGCCGGCAATAATGATTTAGTAGAACATTATTTTGTTGTGCAAGGCTATATCGAGAACACAACATAAATTAGATACTATTTAGTATGAATGTTCCATTAACACAGAAGAACTGCAATGAAGATCACCAAATCCCAACTTAAGCAGATTATAAGAGAAGAGATTGAAAAGCTGGATGAAATTCCAACGTGGAGAAAGCTCAAACGCCAGCGTGATGGCACCCCTCATCCTGGACAACACCCCGGCCCCCGCAAGAAAGAATCAGAAGAAGAAGACACGTGACCAGAGAGCGAAGGTTCAGGTGAACTTGAAGAGAAAGAAAACAATCCTTGGGCAATATGCACAGCACAAGTGGGACGAGAAGATAAAGAGAAATATGAGAAATGCGTTAAGAGCGTGAAGGCACAAAACAGAGGCGACAAATGATGGCGAAAGCAAATGCATTCCTTGATAGATGGTTAGAGAAGTTAGCATCCCGCAAACTTCTTGTGTGGGGCACCGCCACATATCTTGCAATGACCGGACAAGTCGAGAGCGGCGATTGGGTCATTATTTCAGCAATCTATATCGGCACACAAGCTGTGATCGATGGTATCGCAAAGCTGCGAGGGTATGATGCTTAAAAGGCAAGTGCTTGAATTTATTATAAAAAACTGGAAAGCAATATTAATCGTATTGCTTCTTCTCGTTGTGGTGTTGAAGACACGCTACGATTATCACTTGATGGAATCGGCATACACAGCGATGGTCGACTCACACAAGCAACAGATTGAAGGCTTAAAAGATATTCACGAACAAGAGATGCACGAAAAGCAGCTTTTAATGGAGGATTATCTGGAATCGATCGAATCTCTAGAAAGAGAATACGAAGAGACTGCCGCCGATCTTGAGCGAGAGAGACAAAAGAAAAAGAAGGAATACGCCAGAAAGTTCAGCGAGGATAAAGAAGGACTAGTTAAAGATATAGAGTCATTGTTTGGGTTTGAATATGTTTCTCCTTAATATATTGCTAATGTTCTCGCTATCTGCAATTGCAGAGACATCTCAGTTCACAATCCTCGGAAAAAATGAATGTGCCCCTTTCGAGGGCGTTTTGTTTGATAAATATGCAACAGCAGAGATTCTTTCAGGATACGACAGATTCAAACCAGCTTGCGACGCTCGTGTGGATTACGAGCTTAAAAGGCAAGAAGAAAAGCACAATCTCGAGATCGAGACTCTCAAGATAGAACACAAGGCATTGATACAGGAATACGACTTGTTTATTAAGCATAAAGATAGAGAGATTAATGCACTTGTGAAGTCACTCAAGAAGACATCCCCTCGCAACAAGACGTGGTGGTTTATTGGTGGAGTTGTGATTGGATCCGCAGCCACATATGGAGCATACAGAGCCTTCGATGAAAAATAAAGATTTAAATCATATTGCAGCCGTCGAAAAAGCGATCGCAGAGAAGTACGGCAGCGACACCATAGCAAACCCTAGAGCAAATTGGGACGAGAATAAAGAAAAAGAGTATCTCTCACAGATGCGAGAGTTCTATCAAAAAATTAAGAAAAACGAAGAGTACCAAGAGAAAATCGATATTAATGGTATAAAGGTGTCAAAAAAACTACTTAATAGAGAATCTTTAACATCGTGCTCGGTCTGCGGATCTTTTCCAAGGAAATCGATGGATGATGTCTGTCTCATTAAATTTCAATGTTGTGGCGCATGTTACGATAAATACATTTTTGGGAGAGAGGAGAGATGGCTAAAAGGATGGAGACCAAATAATGGCTAAAAAGAAAGAAACCTCATCGGTATACGAAATCATTCAAGGGCTGTCACAAGCCGCCGCAAATGCGTATGATGGCGCACTAACAGAAGACGGAGAGCCAATTCAGGCAGGCCTTCAGCGAGAAGAGGGTGACCCCATCCTAGACAAGCGCGTGATGGACGGCTTTAACGTCAAGCTTTATGGCAACATGATGTGCCTCACTTATCAGTCAGAGGTGCAACTTAAAGAAGTATACGCCAACGGATTTGAAAGCGACGTCGATCAGCGATTGACTGATATCGTTAGCTGGCTTAAAAAGGAATATCGCAAGGTGACCGGCAAGTCCGTCACACTCACAGAAGATGGCGAAGTGGATGTTCGCGTTGAAAGCTCATCTCGTGTGCGGTCTTGGGTGACAGCCAAGAAGCATTATAAAGTTGGCGGCTTAGATGAAGCAATGCAGAATGATGCAGAGTCGAAAGACACGCTTGATAAAGGGTGGAAGTCTTTTCTTGACCAGGGCGGCTGGCAAGGCAAACGCCCCAAAAATGATAGCCGCCCCAAGAACTCTGGAGAATAACCAATGAAGATGACTCGCGAAAATCTTTATCGTATTATTCTAGAAGAGTATCTTGCCGAAGAAGGCATCACTGTTGAAGGCAGAGATGAAGATGTCGAAGACCTTCTCCGCCGGATTCAGGGCGACAAGTACCGCCCACCAGAAGAGAGAGATCCTGCTCGTTACGCCAACAACGATGGCGAAACATGGCCGATGGAGAAGCCACACGACCCCGGCCCCAGCATCCGCGCCAAGGCCCGCCAGAGCGCTATTGATCAGCGCGCCAAGGATATAGCCTCCCGCGTCGCCCCCGCCCCCGCCGCCCCAGATGTGTTGGCTGATACGATCGGCGAACTAGTTCAGGGTATGGATCCAGAAGAGGTGGCAGAAATATTCCAGGCAGTATTCGAAAAAATACCAGGCGTTGAGCTTTCATCACCCGGCGACGAAGATTACCCAGAAGACCCAGAAACCCTTTATTCGCCCGGAGCCGAAGGCCGCCCCGTTGTTGGTTTCGAAGAACTTAAGGTGATGATTGGCAAAATGTTAGTTGAGGGCCATTATCACGATATGGGCGGCGAAGACGAGCTATACAATGTACTAGACCCAGAAGAAGAACGTTCAGAAGAAGCCATTGCCGCCGCGGCAGCCCAAAGAGGTGATGGGCAAACGTTCGAAGAGTGGTTGGAACTGCTGATATCAACGTTGATGCATACCACCAATTTGGGCATTGAGCATGCCGAAGAGCTGCCACAAGAAGAAAATTATTATGATAAGTGGCTAGCCGGTGAAGATGCATCAACTGTGGCAGCGGAAATCGCACATAATGTATGAGCTACAAGCTAACAAAGAAGCAAAGAGTTAAAGAAATATTAAAGTGCGGCAAGGATCCGTCGTATTTTCTTAACACGTATGCTCGCATTTCTCATCCGCTTCACGGGTTAATTCTATTTGACACATATGAATTTCAAGATGAGCTGTTGGGTGACTTCAATGATTATCGATTTAATGTGATCCTCAAAGCTCGCCAGCTTGGAATCTCAACGATCACAGCCGGCTACATCGTTTGGATGATGCTGTTTCATCGCGACAAGGCCATCCTTGTTATGGCGACCAAGTTCGCGACAGCAGGAAACCTCGTAAAGAAAGTAAAGAGCATTATGCGCAATCTTCCCGACTGGCTTAAGATTGCAACAATCAGTGTTGACAACAGAACATCTTTCGAGCTTTCGAATGGCTCTTCCATTAAGGCTGCCTCAACATCAGGCGATGCCGGCCGCTCAGAAGCCCTGTCTCTTCTTGTGCTTGACGAGGCAGCACACATTGAAAATCTTGAAGAGCTATGGACGGGCCTATACCCCACGCTGTCAACCGGTGGGCGCTGTATTGCCTTGTCGACTCCCAATGGCGTTGGTAATTGGTTTCACAAAACTTGCACAGATGCGGAAGCAGGGGCAAACAACTTTCATTTAACAACCCTTCCGTGGGATGTTCACCCTGAACGCGACGAAGTGTGGTATGCGAAAGAAACCAAGAATATGTCCAAACGACAGATAGCCCAAGAGTTGCAATGCAATTTCAACACTTCGGGCGAAACTGTTATTGACCCGGATGAGATGGAGTGGTTGTTAGCCAACATCAAGGAGCCAAAATATAGAACAGGCTTTGATCGCAATTTTTGGCTTTGGGAAGAATTTGATCCAACGTGCAACTATCTTTTGGTTGCGGATGTATCAAGAGGCGATGGCGCTGACTTTTCCACATTTCATATCTTGAAACTGGAAACGATGGAATGTGTTGGAGAGTACCAAGGCAAGCCAACAATTGATATGTATGCTAATATGCTTAATAGTGTTGGTCGCGAGTTTGGCTCTTGCATGATTGTGGTCGAGAACAACAATATTGGATTTTCAGTATTAGAGAAATTATTAAACGAATATCAGTATCCAAATGTGTATCATTCAATTAAGTCAACACATGAGTATATTGAACAGCATATCGCGGAACATCGCACCAGCGCAGTCCCTGGTTTTACCACTTCTATGAAGACGCGCCCCCTTATCATCGCGAAATTAGAAGAGTTTATCAGAAATAAACTAATTAAGATATACTCTTCTCGAACAACTAACGAGATGAAAACTTTTATTTGGAGGAACGGAAGGCCCCAAGCAATGAAGGGCTATAATGATGATTTGATTCTGGCGCTAGCAATTGCGTGCTGGGTTAGAGACACGGCTCTGCAGGCCAACGCCCGCGACTTAAATTATCAGAAAGCATTTGTAGATGCGATTTATACCGCCAAAACAACAATGAATACTCAGATTAAAGGACAAGATGGCTATAAAAAAGACAATATCTTTGATAAAATGGATGAATCAAAACAAGTATATGATCAATTTAAATGGATCATAAAGTGAGAAAAACAAAATGGCTGTAGTAGACAAGAACCCAAAAAATCGACAATCCAATTTATTTAAAGCGTTAACGCGCCTATTTTCTGGACCAATCATTAACTATAGGTCCCAAACAGGCCGCCGGATTAGACGCCAGCATCTAGACAAGTTTTCTTCAAAATTTAAGTCTGCATCCGGACAGCAGTTCAAGAAGTCGCAATATAACCCACTAGACAACATATCGACCAATGCGATTCAGAACCAACAAAGAACAGAGCGTTATGTTGACTTTGATCAGATGGAGTATTGTCTCCACGCCGACACCAAGATTGCTGTCCCAGGCGGATATAAGACACTTAAAGAATTGTCTGACGAATATGGTACAGAAGAACAATTTATTGTTTATGCCTACGATCACGCAAAACAAGAAATAGTGCCGGCACTTGGCAAGCAGGCTAGAAAGACAACAACCGAGCACGCTTGGAAAGTCAAGTTTGAAAATGGTAAAGAGATCATTGGGACCGCAAACCACCGTCTAATGCTCCGCGATGGAACTTACAGACGCATTGATGAGCTTGTTCCCGGTATGGCTATGATGCCATTCTATCGCAAGGACTTGGCGGGAACCAAGGACGATACTGGCGATGGGTATCGGTGGATTTATACAATGCATAACGACGAAGGCAGGCGCCCAGGCTGGAAAGCAGAGCACATTATGATTGCCGAATGGATGTCTGGGGAAAGAATGTTAGAAACAGAGGTGGTCCACCACAGGAACTTTGTTAAGCACGATAACTGCCCCGATAACTTGCAAGTTATGGATAACAACGAGCACTTGAAGATGCATCAAAATATCCTCAATGAACAAAGAAAAGATACTGGTTGGTGGGAAGAGTTTGGAAAAAGACATTCAAAATGGATGCAAGAAAACAATCCTGCCGAGCGAAAAGATATCACATTTGAAAAGATCTTGTCCTTGTGTGATACGTACGGGTTTAATCAAAAGAAGCTATGTTCAATGCTTGATACGGATCCGAATGTTATCAAGCGTCGCCTTCGCTCAAAGGGTTTCGATAATTTTGAGATTTTTGCTAAAACTTATAGCCCATCGTGGAGAAACGATGGCCACGATAATCGCGGAAATAAAAACCCCCGCTTCGACAACAGCCTGACATACCAAAAAATATGTGAGACATACGAAAGAGGAATGTCTTCCAATGAGTTGGCTGAAAAACTCGATACGACATATATGAAGATTGTAAGTCGCGTAAAGTCGGCAGGGTTCAACAATTTTACAGACTTTAGAGACAATTATCACAACCACAAAGTGGAATCTATCGAGTATTACGGATACATCGATCTTTACGATTTAACAGTAGACGGGTATAAAAACTTTGCGACTGATACTGTTATATCACACAACACGCCCGAGATTGCCTCCACCCTTGATATCTATGCAGACGAAATGACAACGTATTCTGATTTGCGTCCGATGTTGCGCATCAATTGCCCGAACGAGGAATTGAAGGCGGTTCTTGGAATATTGTATAGCAATATTTTGAATGTGGAATCCAATCTATTTGGATGGAGCCGCACCATGTGCAAGTATGGAGACTTCTTCTTGTACTTGGACATCGATGAGAAGTACGGTGTCCAATCAGTTATTGCTCTCCCCTCTCCTGAAATTGAAAGGTTGGAGGGCCTAGATTCGACAAATCCAAATTATATCCAGTACCAATGGAATTCGGCCGGCATGACCTTTGAAAATTGGCAAATTGCTCATTTTCGTATACTTGGAAACGACAAGTATTCACCATATGGAACATCTATCCTTGAGCCCGCCCGCCGAATCTGGCGCCAGCTTACCCTAATGGAAGACGCCATGATGGCTTATCGAGTTGTTCGATCATCCGAGCGAAGAGTGTTCAAGATCGATGTCGGCTCGGTCCCGCCACAAGATGTCGAACAGTACATGCAGAAGATTGTTACGCAGCTTAAGCGTAACTCCGTTGTTGATAGCGACACCGGTCGAATTGATTTGCGCTATAACCCAATGAGCATTGAAGAGGACTATTTCATCCCTGTTCGTGCCGGCTCTGTGACTGATATCCAAAATTTAGCCGGCGGCCAAAACGTCACCGCGATTGACGACGTTAAGTATCTTCGCGACAAGCTGTTTTCCGCACTAAAGATTCCCCAGGCGTATTTGACGATGGGCGACGACGCCGGCGAAGACAAGACAACGCTAGCGCAAAAGGATATTCGGTTTGCGCGCACAATTCAGCGCCTTCAGCGCGTAATCATTGCTGAGCTTACGAAGATTGGAATCATTCATCTATATACGCTCGGATTCCGTGGCGACGATTTGTTGAGTTTCGAACTTTCCCTTAACAACCCATCTAAGATCGCGGAGCTTCAGGAGCTTGAACACTGGAAGCAGAAGTTCGATATCGCAGCCTCCGCAACCGAGGGCTTCTTCTCCCGCCGATGGGTTTCTTCAAACATCTTTGGCATGTCGTACGAAGACTTTATCCGCAACCAAAGAGAGATGTATTACGACCGCGGCCAAGATGCCAACCTTCAACAAGTTGCCGAGGCCGGTGCAGGCGGAGGCCTCGGCGGCGAATTGGGTGGCGTTCTGGGCGGCGACATGGCCGACGACATGGGCGGCGACCTTGATCTGGGCGGCGACATCGAAGGCGGCCCCGAAGAGATCCCCGCCGGCGAAGCAGAGGGTGGCGATGAGGAATCCCCCCTCTTGGCGGTACCCCCAGGCTCGCGCAACGCCCCGCGCCTCACACCAGGCGCCAAGGGGAAGGTATACCGCCCGGTAAAGACTGATAAGCGCCAAGCAGGCGCCCGCACACGCTCATATGCGGCCAAGCATTCTAAAGAAAAAAGCTCCTCCGGAGTACGCAATATGATGCCCGGATATTCAGATTTGAAATCTATGGCTTCCATGAATGGCCTAGGAGCAGGTATTTACGAGGATGACCGGTCTATTTATAATTTGAGAGAAGATGCCGAAGAGAGCAGGCTTTTTGAAATAAACGATTCTGTGAGAAGTCTTTTGCAAGATTTGGAAACTAATAACCCTAACAATTTATTAACGGAGAACAAAGATGAAGAACAAGCACAATAAGAAGCGCAACACTGCATTCATTTATGAGGCGCTTGTTAAGGAGGTCACGGTTGCCGTGCTAAGAGACGACGCCGACCGTAAGCAACAAATAGTCCGCTTATTTAAGAAGCACTTTGGCGGTGATAGCTTGTTACACAAAGAGCTGATGTGCTACCGTTCTTTATATGAGAACCAGGGCCTCGACAGGCAAACCTCGGAAAAGATCATGAAGGAAGCAAAAATTGCTCGCCGCCTTATCGATCCGGAAGGCTTGTTCAAGCAGCAAACTGAACTTATTAACGACATAAACAAAGAAGTGGCCACTTCTGTTTTTGGCAACTACGTGCCCAATTATCGCACTCTCGCCACAATAGCGCAGATATTTTCTGATAAGCTATCTCCGAAAAATTCAGTTATCTTGGAAAATCAGATAATAGAGAACATGGCCGCGGAAGCCACAACAGAAGAGCCATCTTTGGATATTGATAAGTTGGTGATGAAAAGTTTCGTTGAAAAATTTAATGCAAAATATTCAGATGAGTTACTGGAAGAACAAAAAGATCTGCTTTCTCGTTATGTTTCTTCCTTTTCTGATAACGCACTTGAATTGAAGATGTTCCTTAATGAAGAAGTTGGACGCCTTAAAGCGCGCCTGTCGGAGGCCAAAAGCACAAAAGAGTTCCAGGCTGACGAAGCAATGCTTCAAAGAGCGGACACGGTGCTTGATAAGCTAGATTCGTTAGGGCAGGATATAGTAAGCGAGCGTATCCTGATGACCGTGATGAAGACACAAAAATTAGTAAAGGAAATTTATACTGATGGCAATAACAGTTAAAGTTGGTGAAGAGGCGAATCAAAAGATCGTCACTCTTGAGCTGAATATTCGAAAGAGTATTGATGGCGACCTGATGATCTTTGATCATGGAGATATCGACATCGTTTTATCTCCAAGCAAGAATAAAGTGGTAGCGTTTCCCAAGGAAGTCGTCGATGATCTCGCCTATGGCGCCCAGAACCGATTGTTCTCTTTTTTACATAAAAGAGGAATCGTGATGCCCGAATCAATCCGCGCAGGATCGTTTTGTGGCTCTTTGGAGGCCGATATGCAGACGCCAGTATCGGAAGCAATTAGCGCACCTAAATTGGCGCTAATCAACGTCGCAAATTTCATCGATGAAGAGCGCCCATATTTCGAGAATACCGAAGCAATTGTGTCGATGACCGATGACGAATTGATCTCTCCGGAGAAGGCTGACTCAACAGAGCTGGGAGACGTCCCGCAGCGCTCATCGCAAGGCTCTATTAGGAAGGGCTATATTCGCGATCCTTATTCCCTGAACTACATGTATACACTTTACTAGGACCTTAACATGCCTGATGTGAAATTGATTTTTGAGAATCTACGAATAGCTTTAAGAGAGGGAGAGCAAAGGCCATCTACGCCGGCGAATCAGGACCCTCAAGAACAAACAGGAAAACTATAATGGAACTAGCAGCATTTATTTTGTGTGCCTATGGGCTAACACAGATTTTGGTATATAGCGATATGCCGATTGTAAAGAGATTAAGGCCTTCCAAGGAGTTCTTGGGGGGATACGGAAAAGTATTTCACTGCCCCATGTGCATGGGGTTTCATGTGGGCTGGCTTTTAATGCTACTTTCTCCGTTTACAGAACTATTTAGTTTTGACGTAAGTGTCGTTAATGCGTTGCTCTTGGGCGGCCTATCTTCCGGCACTTCATATATACTTAATATGATTTTTGGAGATGAAGGGATCAAACATGAACACAAACATTTGGACAGCAAAATGGATGCTGCAGCCGGTTCGACACTGCTGCAAGGGTAGTTGACTATGGGTAAAGTACTTTTAAGAGAATATTACGAGCTTTGCGAAGGCGGTGTTTGCCAGGATCTCCTGACAGAGGATGAAAAGCGATTTGTCGCCAACGGCGGCATGATGCTGACCGGCAAGCTCCAGGAGGGCGGCGTCGTGAATGGCAATGGTAGAGTATATCCGCCTAAAGTTTTAATAAGAGAGATCGAGAACTACAAGAAGCTTGTTAAAGAAAAGAGGGCACTTGGTGAACTAGATCACCCGGATGACTCGGTTATCAACCTTAAGAACGCCTCCCATATGGTAACATCAGTCTGGATGGAAGGCAATTCCGTCATGGGCAAGGTGCAAGTATTAAACACACCATCTGGAAAGATTCTCCAAGAGCTTGTAAATGATGGCGTTAAGTTGGGTATCTCCTCGCGGGGTATGGGCTCCGTAAGCGAAAGCAACGGACAAACAATTGTTGAAGACGATTTCCAGCTTATTTGTTTTGACTTTGTGTCAGAGCCGTCAACGCCAAATGCGTTCATGATGAAGGAAGCCAAAGATCTATCAGAGCCCAACATCATCACCAAAGCAGATCGCATTAATCGACTATTAAACGAGATTCTTGCCGATGAGTAAGTGGCCAAACCTCATTAGGAATCAAAAAAAGAAGGTGATATGAAAAAGAGTGATTTAAAGCAGCTTATTAAGCCAATTGTAAAAGAGTGTATACATGAAACCCTTATAGAAGAGGGTCTTTTGTCTAATGTTGTGTCGGAAGTTGTGAAAGGCATGCAGGTCGCGCCACTTGTTGAAAACAGATCCGCCCCAATTGTTCAAGAAAAGACGATAGCAGCTAAAAGCAAAGAAGCGCATAAGAAGATTGCCGAACACCGACAGAAGATGTTAGAAGCCGTTGGAACAGATGCCTATAATGGGGTTAACTTGTTTGAAGGAACAAGCCCTCTTCCGACCCAAGAGCCCACACCCGGCCGCGCTGATCTCGGAGATCCGGGCGATGCTGGAGTGGACATTGGCTCTTTAGTTGGTAATGCATCGCAAATCTGGCGCGCCATGAAATAGCAGGAGTAGAAATGGGAAAGAAAGCAACAAACATATCCGTGAATGCCCGGGAGTGCCGCGGCAATCATGAAAGGATGATTAGAAAGTTCATCAAGAAAGTCAAGAAATCAAAAATCGTTGAACAGGTTAGGGACCGCCGATATTATAAAAAGCCCTCCATCAAGAAGAAGGAAAAAAGAGACCGCGCCGCCCGCACCCGATATCGCGAACAACAAAAGAGGCTTAAAGCTAATCAAAAGCGTTATAGAAGAAAATAGCGACTATTTATAATGAACATCACATAAATTAGGAGAATTATTATGGGTAGCTGGAACCTGTCACCAGGGCTAAATTTCGTTGGTTCATTTCAAGTAAGCGGCCAGCCCTATGCGACCGGCAGTATTGACTGTTTGGAGGCTTCTCTCCCAGGAGGGGTTGAGGTTGTTTTTCCTTACGTAACGCGCTGGTTTAAGGTGCTCAATAATGATGAACTAAATGCATGTAAGGTGGCGTTTTCAGTAAGTGGAATGACTGGTTCGAGTAACTATTTTACAGTAGCGGCCGCAGACTTGGATCAGTTCGGCCAGGGAAATAGCGGTGTTTTAGAATTAAAAGTTTCCTCCATATGGATATCGGGCTCGAACAATGTGGACATCATTGCTGGTTTGACGAACATTAATACCAACAAGACGGCTACCGAAACAGGCCCGAATTGGTCAGGTTCAACAGGAGTAGGATAGGCCCATGGCGAAGTTCGGCTGGGCATATATAGATTGCGCCGATGCGGGCGATGGCGCTGCGTCAGGACCGACAGGATCGCTGCAGTTTATTTCTGGTGCCCTCGGCCATACTACTGGTTCAGAACACTTAATTTTTTATACCGCGTCTGTTGCCGGGAATCCGCCAAACACATTAGTCCTTTCAGGCAACATGGTAATCACGGGCACCCTGAGCGCCAGTGTATATAATTACCAAAACATTACAGTTATCGACGCCACTGGTTCTACGTTTTTTGGAGATACAGCTGACGACATTCACTCGCGCACCGGAAGCTTTGAGTTGTGGACTGGCGGCCCTAATAGCGTTGCGTACCTAACATCAAGTGCCCAAAGTCAGCAAACATTTGTAAAAGGTTTCGGCGGAAATTATACGAACGTCACAAGCAGTCACTATACTGCATCTACAAGCGAATACGTTTTGGGAGTCACAGCCGTAGTAACACCGCCGGCCAATATCCATATTACGATTCCCAATCCAACTCAATTTAGTGCCGGCACAATTTTGATCATCAAAGATGAAGTAACAACTCCCCGCGGCCTTTCCAACATTACTCTTACGCGCTCGGTAACAGATACTTACACATTTGATGGGGATCCGACCTATATTCTCACCGGTACGATGCCGGCAATTAGTTTATATTCCAATGGCACTAATTGGTTCGTCTTCTAATTAAACCTAGGAGCCCTGCAGAATGTCCCACAATAATATGTCGGGTACGGTTTTCTTGCCGTCAGAGCTTATCCCCCGGCCGGATGCAATCGTATCTACGGTTCTATCTGGAAACCTAAGCACCTCAGACGCAGCCCAGGTTATAAATGTTCCCCGCGTTTCAAATGCAGTCGATAACGCAATTATCACCAATGTAGGTGGCGATGCGAACACTCTAACCTGTGAAAGCAATCTCACTTTTGACGGATATACTCTTAATCTTGTGGGAGACTTGACCGCAAGTGTGGGGGTGTCTGCGTCATATTTTTATGGCGATGGCTATAATCTGACCAATGTGGCCGGCAACCATATCGCCACCGAGGGCCCCGCTAATTCTATTCAGTTTCACGATCCGATAGACGGGGGGATCACAGGATCGGCAACACTGCTTTTTTCGGGCGGCGACTTAATTCTCACCGGCACTATGATGGTAAGCGGGAATGTGTCTGCTTCTGGGCACATGGTTCCAGTCACAGGGAATACATTTGATCTGGGGAGCGCCGACAATCCATGGCGCAACTTATATGTATCGAGCAGTACAATTTATTTGGGGTCAGACAAGCTTAGCGTTGAGGGTGGCAATCTAAGCTTTGGATCCGGAAGTTTGGTGAAGGGCTTTGATATTGGATTCATGAATTTTAAGAATAATGGTATTTTCATGGAACAAGGTCGCCTTTTTAAACTGGGTGCATATCAGATTCAAATGTTCGGCGGTATTGGCTATGTGAGAAAGGTCGTCACAACCAATTATTCTATTAGTGAGCGCGATTATTTGTTGGGCATCCAGTCGGATTCTTTGTCGAATTCTATCACCTTGACACTTCCAAACGCAAACAACCTTTTAAATGGTCAAACTTTTGTAATTAAAGACGAAGGCGGCGCTGTTAGCACGCATCCGGTTACTGTGAGTTGCGCAGGATCGGACACAATTGACGGTCAAAATCAAGTAGTTTTGGAGTCATCTTATGCATCGATCCAGCTTTATTGTAATGGTGCAAATAAATATTTTATTTGCTAGGGTTCGAGCCTAAGAAAAAAGACTACTTATGTGCGGATGGGCTTTGTGCATTTCTTGCTATTGGCAAGGTGGTAAATAATTGTGCTTTATCTCATTCAAATAACCATAAATAAAACTATTAATATGGAGGGTTTTTAAAAAATGGCTTACAAATTTCAATTAGGTGATTTCATTGCATCGGGTTCTATCCTCGTAGAAAATGATCTTTCTGCTTCTGGCGACTTGAGCGTCAGCGGTAGTAGACTTATGATCGATGGTGTTCCGATGACCGTGTCTTCAACCGAACTAAACCACATGGAGGGCGCAACCAGCAATGTTCAACTTCAGTTTGGCTCTGCAACCACCGACCGCGGCGAGATCCGCAGCGAAATGGCGACAGCCGATGCTGGTCTCAGCGCCACCATCACTGCAAACAAGGCAACTTATGATGCCTATGTTGTTTCTAACGACGCCGCTCTGGCTTCCGAGGTCTCTCGTGCACAGTCCGCCGAGTCCGTTCTGCAATCCACAATGGCCACAAATGAGAGCAATCGCGACGACTCTGTTGAGGTAATCCGCGCTGCTCTGCAAGCTGATGTCGATCAGAATGAGCTTGACGGCGACAACGATCGTGCGCTAATCCGCAGCGAAATGGCTGCAAACGAGTCAGCTCGCGACACTTCTGTCGAGTCAATCCGTGCTGCCCTGCAGGCTGATGTCGATCAGAACGAAGCAGATGCTGATGCATCCTTCTCTGCTGCAACCACTGACCGTGCGCTAATCCGCACCGAAATGGCTGCAAACGAAACTGCTCGTGACGCATCAGAAGCTGCTGCAATTCAGACAGCTGTTAACAATCTAATCAACCAGGCGCCAGCCACGCTAGATACACTAGATGAGCTAGCCGCCGCGATTGCTGACGATCCTGATTTCCACAACTCGATGACTGCGGTCCATGCTGCAGCAACCACTGACCGTGCGCTAATCCGTACCGAAATGGCTGCAAACGAGTCAGCTCGTGATACCTCTGTCGAGTCAATCCGTGCTACTCTGCAGGCTGACGTGGATCAGAACGAAGCTGATGCTGATGCATCCTTCTCTGCCGCCACAGCCGACCGTGCGTCAATCCGCAGCGAGTTCGCGCTAGCTGATGACGGCCTCAGCGCCACCATCACTGCAAACAAGGCAACTTATGATGCCTATGTTTCTTCCAACGACGCTGCTCTGTCTGCCGAAGTCACCCGTGCTCAGGCCGCCGAGTCCACTCTGCAGTCCACAATGAACACAAACGAAAGCAATCGTGATGCTTCTGTTGAAGCAATCCGTGCTGCCCTGCAG